CAGATCTCTTACTAATCGACCACTATATTCCGCCAATAAAGGGTCTAGAATTTCTCCAAGGACTGCTAGAATTAGTCGCTGCTGATCAAGTACAAAGGCCGAGGATGATTCTAGGGATCAGTAGTTCCAGAGCGGCAAATGAAGCAATGGAACATGCAGGTGCTGATGGTTCAGCCTGTCTTGTTGGTGCATCAGCGTCTGGTGCTCCAAACTTAGGTATGTCTAATCCACCAAGTGCTCCACCACCTAGATCGCCAAGACCACCTGGCATTACTGACTCCATCACTTTACTTTTGATGTTATCTATGATGGCATCCTTACGAATGAAGACGTATCCACCTAGACCTACAACAGCAAGAGATACCGCACCCGATGCGATAGCAATTGCGTTTACAATTTTTTGCATGATTCTAGAATATACTAATCTCTCATATTATACATCATGAATAGAAATACTGCAAATGCTAATACTACTTCACCTAATATCATTGACATATTTGTTACTAATCCCATTGACCTATGCTTCCATTGAATCCATCATCACAACGAAGAGTGTTGTCATCATAATCGTTCCTGATAGTATCATCAAAAACATTGGTAAAATTTGAGTTGAGTTCATGACAATAGACCTAAAGAACCTGCAGTTACTCCCACTGCCAAGAAAAAACTAAACTCCACCAAGTCTCTTGTACCTGGTGGAATTGCATTTATAATTGTTGATATGAATATCATGATATCACATACTGCCCTGCATTAAGTGCAGTGTAGCAGGCTAATATTACTAGAAAAGTGACTTGAGGCATAAAATTAAAACTCCGATCATTGCTAAACGACCATTTACTTTTTCGGCATACTTCCAGTAGGGGTGAGAAAAATCCATTATGCTCCTGATGGTGCATAGACTGGTTGTGCTATTCCAACACCTTTACCGCCTTGGAAATCATCATCGTCGTCATCATTGACTGCTCTAAGAACTAATTCTGCTAGAACTAGTATCCCGATTGGGTATAAGCACCATATGATGGCTGTGAATGGTGATATTTCTGAAACTGCTTGTAGTTCGCCCATGTAAATTTATGTTACAGTAATTATTTAGTTTTGTAAAGTTTTATGCGAAAACACTTGTAAAAGTGCTTGTTCCAAGTGCCAACATAAAAATGTATGGCACTACTTTAAATGGCACTGGATGTCTTTTCATTATACGAAACCTGGTATGATTTGACCTGTTGTTAAGTATGCTCCGATACCTGCGATGATACCGATCATGGCAAGTCTGCCATTGAGTTTCTCAGCGATTGCTTTTGATTGCTTATCATTCATTAGAAAATACCTGGTATGATTTGTCCTGTGGTAGCGTATGCTCCGACTGCTGCAACGAATCCGATCATTGCCATCCAGCCATTAAATCTTTCTGCTTCTGGTGTCATTAGAATACTCCTGGTATGATTTGTCCTGTTGTTAGGTAAGCACCTAAACATGCAATGATTCCAATCATTGCCCATCTTCCGTTTTGTAATTCAGCGTTTTCGTTCATTGTTCTTAGATTATAGGGTTAGAATAGAGCGATAGTTAAGAGACCTTATCTCTTAAGCTATGCCTGGTATGATCCATCCGAAGACGGTGTAGTTAAATACAGCAGCAACTAAACCGATCATCGCAAGACGACCATTAGTTCTCTCTGCATTTTTCCAATATCCTTCGTAGTTTTGTTCTACTTGGACTGGAGATTCAATACTGAAAATGTTTTGTCTTCCACCATCTTCAGTAGTTGTGTAACGTGAAAGGTTACGTGTTGATGAACTCATGTTAACTTATGTTAAGTATTGTTACATAATTATATAGCAAATATAAAGTTTCTGTCAAGCCCCCTAGGTGTGGGTGTCCTCACCTAATAAAAAAGACTCATATGTACCATAAATTTTACTTATTATCAAACTGTATCGTAGGTGACATACCTAAAAGGTATAAATACTGTCAAGGAAAATAGTGCTCTTTACTCATGAAAAAATTATTTTTAATCTTAGGTATCTTTACGTTAGGCGGGACTGCTGCTCGTGCCGATATCACACATAAGATGACATCCTCTTTCCAATTGACCACAAATGCAGCTGCAACACAGGTTGAGAGAATTGGATCTACATACACCGTCTCTGGATCTGGTGTGACTATGGACGTTGGTGGTGGTAACTCTGCTGATAATAATGTTGGTGGACTAGGTACACTCTCATCAGGAGTTGGTCAGGGATCTATTGCTACAGCGACCCAGACAAGTGCAGGGGGTGCATTCAGCTTTAGCCAGTCATTCATTGCTGGTGACGTAATTGAAACTACAGCACCAGCAGTTGGTGCAGTTAGTGACTACTCTAGTCAGGTATCTACTGGCGTAGGTAGTGGAACTGGTACAGGTACTGTAACATCAGCACATGCTGTAACAGCAGTTGGTGGTGGAAGTGGTACATCAAGTATAGGTCAGTTCGTAACTGAATTAAATATCAACTAATGAGTAATGAAAAGGATACTTGTCATGGTTGTGGGTGCATATGTCCTTGCAAGTGCGAGGACTGCATCAGCTGTGCCTGTGGTCCCAAATTTCACTCAAGGCAGCATGACTTCGGTGACAACCCAGACTGTCACTACAAATGAGACCATAAATAGTATGGATTATGCCACAGGCTGGACTTATTCGGTCAGTGGCTCAGGGGTAGAACTTGAATCAGGTAGTACTAACGTAGCACCTGATGTGACAACAACACAAACTAATACCGTAGACGGTGTGACTTCAACATGGACTGGATTAGATTTATCAACAAACAACAAACCAAATTGGGTGCAATCCGAGCAAGGAGGAGCGTTCCAATTTACAGAGCATTACTCAGGACCAGGTCTTCAGACTCATACGATAATACAGAGAGAAACCACCGTCCAAAGCGTCACAGAATCAACCAGTATATTCTCAAACTGACTGCTATTACTGCACTTTCTACATGTGTGCCTGTATATGCAACAGATGTGGGAGGTGTTTCTGCTACAGCAAATCCAGTCGCTAATTCTAGTGGCTCAGTGACCAACCAGGCAATACAGGTTTTACAAGGACCATACATTACTAATCAGTATGGTGATGGTATATCATGTCAGACTGCTACCATGAATTTTACACCATACATTACCAGAACAGGAACGTGGCAAGATCCTTACGAGTCCATCTTCATGGATCCTGTCTACAACAATGCAGACAATAATGATGACAACATACCTGACAATCCAGGTGAAATTCTCTACTACATTCCTACTCGTACAGGTCAGAAGTCTACTCAGAATATTAACTTAGGTTTTAGTGCTACCATATCCATACCATTAGATAGAGAAGCAAGAGACAAATGTATGGAAGCAGCTGCTTTACATAATGAATATCGTATGCAGATGACTGCTAACAAGAGACTTGACTTTGAGATAGCTAGGTTAAAAAATTGCGGGGAGTTGAAAAAACAGGGTATAGTCTTCCATCCTAAGTCTCCATACTATGCAGTATGTGCTGACGTTATGTTAATCAATCCACCAGGTGTTGTAGGTGAACATGTACATCCTATTGAACCTAATAGTGATTTAAAAGAAATTTCTATAGGAAACAACTCTAAGTTATGATTTCTTCTTTCTAACTTTTAGAGGAGGTAATCCTTTCTTTTCACGATACTTATTTGCTATTATCTCACTCTTAGATAACCCACGGTGAGTACCTATTTTCTTTTGAAGAGTGGTGATAGCTTTTTTTACGGCTGGTTTTATTAATCTCAAGATCAATGGCGTAGCAGCAGCTCCTGCTGTTGCGATCACTGCAATTGCTAATGTCGTGGATGCTTGATTTGTAGAGGGAAGAAATTTCTCAGCTACTGTAGTTGGTTCGTATAATGTTATACAGGTTTTACCATCAGCACTAAGTTCATGACCAGTTACTTTCTCATCTCCAGACTGTGTAATGTCACCAACTCTTAGGTTACCAGGACCAGGACATTCAACCTTACCTGTAGGTATATCACCTGTGTCAGGTATTGGTGGTGGTTCAACCTCTGGTGGTGGTTCTACAACAGGTGGAGGTGTCTCTACCTGTATTAATAAATCTTCTGGTGTGTAATCCATCGCATCATACGTTGGATAAGTAGCATCACAAAGAACCCTAGTTCCTTGGGAGTCTTCCTCCTTTAGATTAGGGGTTTCTCTATTGTCTGCTGCATCAGGGTGATACTTTACACAACCTGGCATGTTCACTACAGGTGAACCTATGTGTAGTATAAAAGGATATACCTTTGTATGTGGAACATAATTGTATATGCCAGGTGCTTCTATACTAGGTATGTTTATATTTTGTACCCCGATCTGAGGTATTTCCATTATGGTTTAGGCATTCCAACTCCACCAAAATCAGGTATTGCAGGACCTGTGGAGTCTGGTATAGCATTAGTAATGCCACCACCTATACTAGGCATGACAGATTTCATTACTTTACTCTTCACGTTCTCTATGATGGCATCCTTTTGTGTATAAAGATAAACACCACCCCCAACAACGGTAAGAGATATAGCGAAAGACGAAATAGCAAGTACATTAATAATTTTTTGCATGATTTTACTTGTCGTTTGGAACAATTTTTACAGGAGCTGATTCAATCCTGATAGTTTGTGCGGGTGCAGTCTCAGATGCCTTAGCAATAAGAAACTCCATATCTTTTTTAGATATGTTAGCACTGCCAGGATCACTATCACCTTTCTTCTTCTTACCTCCCGCTTGGACGCCAAAAGTAGCTAAAGTTCCTGTGAAGACCGAAGCTATAAAGGTTGGATCAATTCTCTCTCCTCTCTCGTAGCCTGGTATTTTAACGTAATTTAACGTCAAGATTCCTGCGGACCACACAAGGACTATCACTCTTATGAGTGTAGCTAAGTATTGAAGTTGTTCCTCCTTATCTTCTGCTACTTCTTTAAGTTTACCTAGAGGACCTTTCTTTTCCTCTTTCTTTACATCTGCCATAATACAACGATATCTGCCCTATTTATACAAGAGCAGGTGTCGTTTTCTTTTTACCTATATTATATTTCGATTCTAATTCCCACTCACCCTTCTCTTTGTAAGCCAGCACTTTGATTTGGTTCAATGGTGCAATATCTACTATTGCTTCATCATCTACAATACTAATAAGACCCCAATCAGATAGTAACTGAGTAATACGATTACGACGTTGAACATCATTCTGGGTTAAGTTTGCTGTCTTACCATCTAATGCAAACAACTCTTTAAAGTGTACAATATAGTACTTACCCTGTTTGTGTAGAATATGACAGGATTGATATAGTTTCTTTTCTTTACGAGAAGCAACTCCTATCCTAGATAAGGTCTCTCTTACCTTTAGAAAATCATCTGGTTGAGAAAGCTTGACCTCCACCATACTATCACGAGTCCACTGAACTTCAGCTTGGGACATTATTTTTTCCTCCACGATTTAATTTCAATTTCAAATGTTCAATTTGATCTTTATTTAGGATTTTAAGGATTGCTTGTGCCTTTTCGGTACTATAATTATAGTACGTTTTGATTGTCTCAAGATCCTCAATCTTCACTTTCTTCTCCCAAGGAGAAAATCGCTTTCTTTTCCTAACGATATTTATATAAAAATCGTATTGAAGTTTATTAGGAAGGTCATGGTATACGTTCATTTCATTAGCCATCTCAAGGCAATCAAAATGAGATGCTAAACATTTAGTTACTACCCATGCAGGATATTCCTTCTCCCAACTAGGATCATCACTATCCAATAAGTTCTGCTTTGTCTCGTTGATCGACTTCAGATAGTCCGTCAAGCTGTGATTGTGTTTCATAATTTAATAAGAGAAGTTCTTTACGTTTCTTTTGATCTGCTGTGTAAGTGTTAGTAGATCTCATAGTATAGGTTAGATCCCAATCCTTTTGATACCAGTTTGGAAACCTATCTTTAATATACAATTCTGAATTATATGTTATCATACATTTATGTTCTGAAGCACACGCTTCATATGCAAACAATTCATGATCAAATTGTTTATGCAAGTTTCCTTTAGTACCATACAAATTATCTTTAATAGCATATGGTGGATCTAAAAATACAAATGCATCTTTACCCCAAAGCATATCTCTATAATTTTCATTGGTAATTCTCCAGTTACTAATCAATTCACCTAATGCAGGAAGTTTATCTATACCTCTAAAGGTAAAGTTCTGCCTAGATGCTTGCTCACTAAAAGAACTATTAGCAGTAAGTCCACTAAATGAACATTTGTTTGCTACGTAAAAATTAAAACCTGCTTCATAAGGATCGTTCTTTAATTTATCCTTAGCATTTTCAAATGCTTCCTTATGTGCATCAGGACTCTCACCGAGTTCTGTCTTTAATTCCCTTAGATCATCACACAACTGCTGTCCGTGGTCTCTGAGGGTCACCCAGAAGGCATACAGAGGATAATAGAGGTCATTTACCCACACTTCAGTATTAGGGTATGTCTGAGTAACATAAATTGCCATAGAACCACCTCCTAAGAACGGTTCTCTATACTGTTCTATTGGAGGTAGATGTGTTTTAAGGAATTTAAGTGCTCTTGACTTACCGCCAGGATAACGTAGAGGTGTGGTGTACTTCATTTAGATAGATATACGATTCCGTTATTAGAATCATTAAAATCTCCTGCAGGAGGGGGAGTTAATGGTTTATATATCCCTCTAGGTCTGTAATCATCAATCAATACTTCTATTGCTGTATCAAACCATCTGTTCATTGACTTTGCCATAGCACGATAAGATGTACCGACATAGATTTGACCTGCAACTACTGCTACAGTTGCTGCACCCCAGAATGAATAGTACCATCTGGATTTTACTTGTGCTCTCACACGATCTCGTTTGTTCATGATAAAAATCTCGATTTAGTTTTACTTGTAGATGCTAATGAATCTATTAATTCATCCCACTTATCTGCCTGTACATATGAAAAACCAATAGTGGTTCTTAATTTGTCAGTAGAGTTGTTAGGGGATACTCCTCTATGTTGCCAGTTAGATGGAATTAGAACTCCTCTATTAGGTACATATGGATAATGATAATACTTATCATCATTATAGCATATAAATTCTCCACCCCATTCTTGATTCCATTCCATATTGGTAAAGAGAACAAAAGTCCATACCCAATCTTGTTTGAAATCTTTATGAAAGGTAGAGATCTGACCAAAGGTTTGACCATTAACATGAATCTTACATAAGCGAATATCTTTTTTGATATGCTTTTGAATTTTCATTTTAATGATAGTAGCAGCTTCTAAGAACTGTTGCTTATCATGTTCCCATCTCATTCCCCAACAAAGGTTGTCTTTATATGTGACTCTACTTTGTTCAGGACCAACCCACATAACTGGTGGTTTACTGTCAAAAGAGTATGATGAATTACATAGTGCCCATTCTCCATGGTGCAACTCATCATCTATTCCGAAGAAACATGGTAAAGGAAGTACCTCACCATCGTAATGAATTGGTGTGTTCATTAGTCCTCATGGTCATCCCATTGATCAGTAAGACCTTCATTATTGAAAAA